AACAGACGGTCATCCATACTGCCGCCGTGCGTTCTGGTTTTCAGCCACATCCCATACTGGTAATTTCCACTTGTGCCATTAGACTTATACGCCTCTATTGAAGCACCTTCCGCTTGCGCACCGCCAGTACTGTAGTTGCCCCAAAGAGTTATTGCACCGCCCGTGCTTGAGGCCATAGCACTGTTGTCGTAGACAGAGAGCTGGTTAAGGGGAACGCCTGTGCTTCTTGTTTTACCGCCAACTACTGTAAACTTACTAAAATAATTACCGTTATCTCCAACAACTACTTGGTCATTCCCCGCATCAACAAACAGCATATTAGCGTTGCCGTTACTCTCGACGCGGAAGTCACGATCATTGCTGATTTCGTTGAATACAGTTGAATCTGTATGCAAGTGCATTACTGCAGCGGTGTTATTTGCGGCATTACCTGCTAATGATTCACCTGTTGTCGTACCTATACCAAAAGAGGTGCCGTTATTGTAAAGAGTTCCCGCATACCAAGTGCGGTCATTACCTTCATTGAAATAATAAACGCCCTGACCACGATTGCCTGGGTTGGATGTTGTTCCACTTTGAATGACCATTGATCCTTGGGTGTAACCTGAATCTCCAGTGCTGCGTAAAAGAAGCTGAGATGTGCCTATACCACCGATGGTTACAGGATAGCTGCTAGATGGACTGCTATCCATCAAACCAACACTATCGGTACTAGCGTCTACGAATATGGCGTTAGCGTTGCCGTCGCTCTCGACGCGGAAGTCGGTGTCTCTGCTATCTTCGTTAAAGATGGTGTTATTTTCATCTAGGTAAAGACGAGAACGAATATTGCCATTATGACGAGTTTTTAACTCCATGTGCGCAGTTCTGTTATCCGCTACACTAAAATCCTCATCTGATGTAACAACAATGCTACCGCCTAATATGTTATTTGCAGGGGCAAAACCAAGTTGTGTGTAAACATCTGACGCCACCGTAGAGTTTCTTATAAATACTTGAGTTCCTGTTGCATTAGAGCTTTCAAAGAAGCTGTTGTTTATGTCAGCAGTATAAACTTGCAATGCAACTTCTGGGCTTGAACCATTAATGCCCACCCGATCATTCGCGCTATCGACGTACAGGGTGTCGGTGTCCACGGTTAGGTCGCCACTTAAAGTAACTCCAGCGTTAAACGTAGCTGCACCAGCCGCAGACATATCAAAGGTAAGGGCAGTGATTGTTGAACCACCATCGTTACCTTTAAATACAATGTCTGCATCTTGTTGGCTAGAATGTATTTCTAAATTAGTAGAGGCATTAGTAAATTTACCAATTTGAAGGCCGCCATCTAAAAATCTTATATCAGCACCATCCGCATCAAGAATGATGTCTCCTGCAACATCTACGGTTAGATCACCAGAAGCATTAGTTATATTACCTGTGACCTGTATGCCTGTGGTGGTGGTGGCTAGTTTTTCAGAGCCGTTATAGTGCAACCCAACCGCACCAGTAGCGTCATAACCACGAATAATATTTTGTGTACCTGCGGCATTAAGCAGTTGAAAATCATTAGCTTTTATTTGCAGATTTCCAGAACCAGCGTCTGCAATAATACTTGAAGCCCCATCATGGTAAATCTGTAGGTCAGACCCAGCGCCAAAGATGGCTTTACCATTATCAGCGAATGTAGCATTTCCAGTGATGTCTACACCTGTGCTGGTGGTGGCGAGTTTGATGGCGTTGTCGTAGTAAATATCTACAGAGCCGTTGAAATTACCAATAAGATAATTGTCAGTTGTTGAATAACTACGAAGTGCAACAGAGTTATCTCCACGCAATTGAAGATTGCCCGTCCCAGTGTCTTGCACATAAGACGCAGCCCCATCATGATAAATCTGTAAATCTGACGAATTTCCAAAGATGGCTTTACCATTATCAGCGAATGTAGCATTTCCAGTTACGCTGATACCTGTACTGGTGGTGGCGAGTTTTATTCCATTTGTAGCATCTGCATGATGTATCTCAACCGCACCGCCATCATTGCCGTCAATAAAACGCTTAGTTCCGTCACCATTTGATAAAATTAAGTTAGTGCCTCTGATATTTAAGGCACCGTTACCTACATCAGCAATAAAACTTCCAGACCCAGCATGGTAAATCTGTAGGTCAGACCCAGCACCGAAGATGGCTTTGCTGCTATCCGCAAACGTAATGTCGTCGCCAGAGGACACAGAAATATCCGTACCGCCAGTCGTGTTGCCGTTAGCAAGAACCTCGGATAACTCATTATTAGCGCCTACCTGCGCGTCCACATAGGCTTTAATTGACTGCTGCGTAGCCAAAGATGTGGCGCTGTTTGACGCCATGTTATCTTCATCAAGGACCGCTGTAACTGTTGTGCTAGTACCCAACTGCAGAGACGTGGTATGTGTAAGCGCCTCAACGACATTTGTGCCATCACAGAACAAAAACGTAGTGCGTCCGTTAGGAACAAGGATACCCGTACCACCAGAAGTTTTTACTGTAATGTTCTGTCCAGCCGCGTTCTTCACAATGTAGATTTTAGACGCCGTAGGACATACAACTGTACCTGCACCAGACAACGCTGTACCCGTATCGGTAAGCTCCAACATAGCACAACGTGATTCTGAGGTCGTACCGTTGGCGCTAGTGAGCGTGTGTGAGTTTGTGGTCCACGTATTAATAACCGCACGGCCCGCGATAGCCTGTTCAACCATCGACGTGATGTTGTCGTTAACCACGTCACCCCATGTGCCGCTAAGTTCACCCTGAACTGGCAGAGCAAGTTTAAGTATCGGTGAGTATTGCGTTGTCATGTTTCAGTCCTCATGCGGCTATATCTTGCCAGTTTGGAGTTTGTGTTTCAGATACGGTCCCCCATGAAGGAGATTGAGAAGCGTTTACATCACCCCAACTCGGAGATTGCGTATTAGACGGAGCACCCCAACTGGGGGATTGTGTAGTCGTTATACCTTGCCAGTTAGGTGTTTGGTTATCGTCAACCTCACCCCATACATTAACGGAGCCTATAACTCCTTCGGCTGCAAGCCCAACGACAGATGCGTCTGCGTTAGCTGATGCGACTACAGTACCAAGTTTTGCGTCCCCTTGCAATCCATCAACGACTATCGTTATCCCCAAGCCGATAGACACGTTACCTATAACGCCGTCAGCTTCTACGCCTGTAGGTGACACGTTAGCTGTACCAGTCATGGTAACAGTACCTACAGCACCATCGGCTTCTACGCCCGTAACGGGTACATTAGCTTCAGCGTCTACTGTGGCTGTACCGATTTCACCATCGGCCTCTACACCTGTTGGGAAGATGTTCGCCGTTCCGGTCATAGTGACAGTGCCTAATGCACCATCGGTTTCTACTCCGGTTACTGGTATCTCTGCAGCAGCACTAACCGTAACTGTACCGATTTCACCATCGGTTTCTATGCCTGTAACAGCTACATTAGCTTCAGCGTCAACCGTGACTGTACCGATTTCACCATCTGCTTCTACACTCGTAGCAAAGACAGTCATGTCTACAGCGACAAATACTGTCCCTATAGCGCCATCGGCTTCTACTCCGGTTACTGATATCTCTGCAGCGGCATCAACTGTGACTGTACCTATTGAGCCTACTGCGCGAACCGCCTGAACAAGGACATCGGCTTCAGCGTCGATACCTACGACATTTACGTGTCCATCTGCTTCTACGCCTGTGACCGCTACATTGGCTTCCGCATCAGCTATAGCCGTACCAATAGCGCCTTCTGCGGCTACGCCATCAACGTAGACAATAGTTAGGTCAGTGCCCCAAGCCGTTTGACCCCAAGCACCTGAACCCCAACCTATGTATTCTACAGAAGACGGCATCTAGCCACCTTACGGAGTAGCGATACGTACAATAGCGTTTGTAGCGTCCGCTGTGGGGAACTGAACTTGGAAGTCACCCGCTGTAGAAGTCTTATCCGCGCCAAAGTCAAGTACAGCAACCGCTGGATTACCTCCACCTGATTTGTAGATTAATGCACCGCGAGCTGTAATTGTAGCGTCAGTCCATGTTGTATCCGCAAAATCCAAGAACGCTGTAGTGCCCGATGATGCAGGATTAGCAGAGATAGTAAGTGTATTACCTCCTGCGGTGTATCCTGTACCTGATACCTCGTTCGTCGTTGCATACGCTGTTGTAGCTGCACCTAATGTAGCTGAACTTGTATATAAAGCGATCTTAAAAGTTTGTGATGTGTTACTGCTAAAATCCATCTCGCCGTCTAATAGAGCGACTTTGAAGGATGTGCACATTGCCTGTGTAATTGCCATTTCTGTCTCCTTAACTTACTGGCACTCGGAATTGCCCCGAGCGATACGCGTCTTCACGTAGTTTGCCGTCACCCAAAGTTTTAAGTAACGCGATAGCTTGCAAGTACATCTTCTCATACATTGCAACAATATCTGGTTCACCCTTCATAAAGCGTATAGCTTCAATCAAAGCTCCGTTTAGTAGTGCAGAGTCAAACTCTTCACCAAGCCATGTAGTGCCCGCAGTAACAATAGATTGCGGATAATACCCATAATGAAGCTCTGAAGTGTACCCAGAATCAGGTGTTGGGCCAACAATAAACGTATTATCATCAAAATATGCGTAATGTTTTGGTAACCCCGTTGATGTTGGGTTGGGGTACGCTTCCCGCATGAAATTAACGTCTTTGTTCAGTAAGAAGTGGTAGTTCCCGCTACCGTCTACAACAGCGAGAGAATACGACCACAAGAAGTCAGAGGGGGTGGACAGGTAATTGTTGTTAGTGCTTAACGTGCCTGTCACGTTTTTACGCAGCGCAGGTATCTGCACTGTGTTGTATATCTTCTGTTCAGCCTGCTGTGTGAACATAGCGAGCTGGTCATCTGTAAACGAGTTTTCACAAATGTCTTCGATGTTGGTTTTCAGCTCGGTATAGTTCATAGCTTATGCCATTGGCCCCCGTGCATACAAACCTTTGGTCGCTGCGCCTGTGCCGCGTACCTTGATCTTACCACCTTTAGCGTACCCTTTTTTGGTCATACCGCCTTTTTTAAAACCCATTTGTGCAACGACATCAGGTCTTTCTTTCTTTAAAGCTGTTAAACCTTTGTTTAGTTTCTTAGCCATTATTCATCTCCTATGTTATACTTACGGTAACTTGGCCGACATAGCCAACACCTATTAAATCATTAGGGGTAAGTCCAAACGGATCATCCCCTCCACCTACGGGGTTCCAACCCCACTGGATACCACGACTACTTGTATCCCCAGATGCCCCTAAACTCTGATCGGGGCGTGGGTTGCGTATAGCCTGTGGGTCATCAACAGGAAACTCACCCAACTTTAACTGTGGGTGATCTGGACTCCAACATTCAGGACAAGCCTTTATATTCGTATCTCGGCCTTTCACAAATAGGTTCTTTAGCTCCCGCAACTTATACTGGAACCCGCATACATCGCAGAGCGCTAACGCTTTCTTTGCTGATGCAAACCTAGTCGTCATTAGGCAATCCTACCTATTCTAGGTACAAATCGTGCCGCTGTTTTCTCTCGGTCCTCGCCCGCAGCCATCTCGAACTGTTCGTCATACACAGACTTTAACATTGGTATGCGGTCAACCAACTCTGGAACCTTCATAGCAATGTGATAAGCTAACCCAGCAACAAGGCATGGGAAGAAACGGAAGTTCATGTCTGCTGTCTGTACCCCAGATCCAGCATCTTCAATACGGCGCATGCGCCAGTAGTACAGCACATAATTGTTGTTATCAGGTACAGGCCACACGTTTACTTTAGGTGCATCGCGTAAACGTTCTACGTAAAGCTGTATTGGGCGTCCTTGTGTTAACTTGTTGGGTATAGATGCGTAGGTGCTTACACTGATCCTGCTTATAGTAAGATCAGATTGTGTAGCGGCGTTGCCGCTGTTGGTGCGTATTTGATGTTCTAGCAGGTCAATAGTATCCGCTGGCAGCGCATACTGTGTAGTACCTTTGACTAGGTTTACTGTGCCAGAATCTATTGTCCACATATTGATGCCGCGGTTTTGCCACTCAATCGTCATCAGGTTCATAGAGCGACGAGCGGTTCGTAAATCGTAACCTGAACGCATTTCACGGCCCGCACGTTCCCATGCTTCCTCCGCTATCTCGGTGAAGTCCATATCGAACGCTGTGGTGCCTGATGTAGTCATTTCTTACGCCTCTTCAAAGGAGCTACGCGTTTAGGCTTACCCGCTGGTTGCCCTAAACGCTTTTTCTGCGCTATACGCTTACTCTTCTCAGTCTTAGTCATTTCCCCGCTAGTTTTTGGAGTTTTGCTAGAAACTCGTTTAGATGGTCTACAGTACGGAGTACCACGACTTTCACCTTCTTTACGGCCACACGGCTTGCCTGTCTTAACATCTTTCCAGTCTTCCTTAAACCAGCGCTTTAGTGCAGCGCCTTTTGCGGTTTTACGAACAGCCATTACTTGCCCGCCTTTTTCTTTCTACATTTTGCGATAGCCCCACTCGCATACGCGCTCGGGAACACCTTATAACTTGCCTTTACCTTATGGTAACATGCGTCCTTAACAGTGCCACCCTTCTTGTAACCTTTGCTACATTTGGAGCAGCCGCAACCATCGGATTTGTAATACCTACGCATAGCTACCTCATTTTACAGGCTTTGCCACCACGGGCCAAACCATAACCACGAATTTTGCCACCAGCCTTCAATTTCTTTTTTGGCGGCATGCGCATACCCCCCGGACGTTGCGTGAGGTCAAGCATGGCTCCGCCGCCACGCCCGTATACGCCTTTGCGAACTTGGGCTTCTTGTTTAACCTTATCCACATCAGGATTTAACTTCCGTTGAAACTCTAAATCCTTCTTAAAGGCGCGGTCTTTCATACGCTTTATTTCGTCATCAAAGTCCATGAGCTACCTCATTTTAGCTGGACGCAC